TGTGTTTTTGAATGTTCACAAGAGCAACCTGCTAAATGTCTTTCTACATCTCTTTCCAAAGCCATTAACCTGCTGTGATAAACTGACAGCTTGTCAGCTAAATTTGAAACTCTATCAGCAGCTATTTGATTAGAATAAAATTTTTCTTTTTCTTCTCTCATAACTTATTGCATCATCCGCTTAATGTTTGCGTATGATTTATCCTTGAGCCATTCTTGCACATCAAATGATGGGCAATCTTTATTTGATATTTCGTTGTGTCCTATGATTGTAGCTTTAGGAAACATGTCTATTAATTCTCTCATCAACAAATCTAATTCTTTCCATTGGTCTTGAGTAAAATTATTTTCAGGTTTGGTGTGGTCTTCTTCATTGCTGCCACCTATTAAACACACGCCTAATGATTTATGATTATAACCTTTTGCGTGAGCAGGAACTTCCATGAGTCCTCTTCCGATTTCTCTCTTGCCTGATCTCAGCAGAACAAAATTATAACCAATTTTAAGCCAGCCTCTAGCTCTATGCCATCTATCAATTTCTTTAGCATCAATGTCCTGGCTTGGTCTTGTAGCACTGCAATGTATTACAATGTAATCAGTTTTTCTTCGTGCCATTTAACCACTCCTTTGGAAATAATTTTTTAGTTGAATAGATGCAGTGATACTCAAAGCCTTTCAGCTCGCACCATTTTGCATAAGTTGTTTTTGATTTCTTGCCGATTTTGTTTTTGGAATTGGAAAAGATAAATTTTATTTTTATCTCAGGATGTTGTTCTTTAATTAATAAATGTTTTTTTCTATCGGAAGTTTGAAATCTTCCTTTGGTTTCCCATAATGCACCATTAACTTTAATTCTAAAGTCAGGAGTGTAACGAGTTTTACGAGCAGGCTTTTCGTAAGCAATGACAGTATCTTCATAACCATAATCTACATTAAGTTTATCAAGTTCTTTTGCTACTGCTTCCTCCAGCCCACTCCTAAAATTTTTTTTCTTAGAAATCTTCTTTACTGCCATCAGAAGCTCCGTTTGCTTCTTCAGGAAAAGACTCAACAGCCTCTGTCACATAGCCATTAGTTTCTTCTTTGAAACCATAGCTATCTGCAGAAGCTCCTCCACCAGAAACTAATTCATGAACTTGAACTGCTTTCAGACGAAGGGATACTCCGCTACCAAGCATGTTGTTGCTGTAAGGTATGACTTCGTAAGCAACTTTCATTGTAGTGCCACCCCAAACTAAAATACCTTTAGCAAGTGGCGTGCCTTTACTGTCAAACACTTTTGGTTTTTGAGTCCATGCTTGGCCAGTCTTAGTTATACCTGAAGCTTTACATTTGAAATTAACTTCCAAGTTACCATCCTCATTCGTTTTATAAGGTAGGTTAGCAGTCTTGGTAGACTTGCTGTTAGACTCTTTATGAGCCTGCTTAACTCCATCATCAATATGCTTAAGTAATTCTTTAGCGCTATCAGGAGCTAATTCGAGAGTGACTTTATAGACACCCTCTTTTTGGAAGCGCACATCAGCCTTATTCAAATGCGGATAAATCGCTTTGCCTAGCTGGGTCACTCCCTTTACGTTATCGTTTGCCATAATAAACCTCCATTATGTTTAGTTGGTCATAGAGGGGTACCTAAATGTGCCTACTAGGCTTACACTAGAATAAATTTTTTTAGCAGAAGAAATAATCAGACTCCAGCACCTTATTAATATCCAAATCTCCCTTCTCAGGTAGTGGCGGAACTTTCGCCTGATTTTTACTGTTCAGCATTGGCACTATTTCATCCCTGAATTTCGCCAGCACATCCTCCTTGTACATGTCTACAAAGACTTCCCTGAGTACCACTCCCATCTTAGATGTCTGTGTGGCCAAGCATCCGTAAGAGTCATGCACCATCGCAAAACTTTTAATGCCCTGCTTATGCGCCTTGACTACTGAGAGCTGTAGACAACAAGCATCCAATGAATGTATCCAGTTGGGAGAAATTGAATTTGACATTCTTCGCCTGTCAAAATCATCCTTTTCAAGTTGGATGTTTAATTTAATTATGTTGTCACCCAGCTTTGATTTCACTCGCCTGCTTTCAGTTTCCTTATAGATTTGTTGAACAGGAAAACCTGCAGGCGTAGTCCACACTACAGGTAAATTTTCTGAAGCAACCAGTCTTGAAACTTTTTGCAGCCAAGTCATTACCTCTCTGGCAGATTTTGCAGTCTCGCCTATGCTATCCCAAATGACATCAGTTAAAAACACACACGCCATGAAAACATCTTCACCAAAATTATGAGGCTTACCTTTTTCTTGGATGTAATCTTTAACATAATCTTTGGTGGAAAATTTAGTTCCGCCATATGGCAAAACCATAATGGGTCTCTTGGTGCATTTTCTATCTACTCCAAACTCCAGCCAGTCTCTTGCCAACTTTTTAAATTCAGCTTTGAGTTTTAGTTTCTCTGTAACTTTATCAGCAACAATTTGATAAATGTCTGATGGAATTTTCTGAGGCAGAAGATTTGTGGCTTCTGCTGTTACAGCATCTCTTTGAATTGCAGAAAAATGTTGCAACCCTGAACAAGTCGCATCCATTGCTATAGGAAGTGTAGTTATAAAATCATCTCCCATTTCCTGATAGCCTTTGTATTCAAAACAAGATGCTAAAAATGCAAATGGCGAGTCAGCATCCCTCCACATTTTAAAGTTTCCTATTGGGTCTGTGGCAATTGCAATGATTGCTTCTGAACTTTCATTAACCCACTTAACTCGTTCTTCCATAGAGTCCTTATCCAAGCCGAAGCAGTTAGCAATGTGAATTGCCAGCCACTGAGGCGCATCCTCCACATCTCCCATCCTTTGACCATCCGCAAAAGTTAACAATGCTTTCGCATAGTCTACGGATTGCGGAGTTAGAAACATTGGGATTGCATAAACTCTGCCTCTGAAATCCAATTGATAAGGAAAATAAAACCTCTCCCTATGTTTATAATCTTCAGCAATGCTGATAGTCCTCAAGACCTGCAGTCTCTTGGATTTCATCTTCCTGTTTTCCGCGTGAATTTTAGAAGCCTGCCTTTTCCAAACATTTCTAGCCTCTTCATTCGTGGCTATGTCAAATGGTCTGGGTGGCAGATCTAGGTTTTTAAAGCTGGGTAATTTACCAACCACCAACCCTTTCTCAATTATCTGGTCTAGCACCTTGAGAACAGGTTGATTTATCTTCCAAGCGGTGTTCTGCATTATATTTATGGAGTCATAGACGGCTCTCATTTCGTGGGCCATGTTTGATAGTTCCTCTAAGTATCTGCTTTCCCTGGTTTTTACCATAGGTAGCTTAGGCATGCTCGGATCATGGTAGCCTCCTGAGAATGGATGTATCCAAGTCTTAGGCTTGATTACAGTTGGAAGAAAGGCTGGTTTTAGGAGTTCAGCCCTAATTTTCTTCTCCTCAATCCATTTTTCAGTTCCACCAGAAGCCTTAATATATTTTTCCTTCAAATAATTCCTGCCTGAAAACTCCTCAAATAGCTCGTCAGTAGCCTCAATGAGATAAGTGGTCTTCTTACCACCACTCTTTTTAGTTATTTCAATTAAACCAGTAGCCTGCAGGCAAAGATTAATGGCGCAAATGCCAACATGCTCTTTAACAGTCTTTGACCACCTGTATTGCTGCCAATCCATTTCTATGTCATTCTCAGAAGCGACATTCATGGCGTGGCTCATCGCATTTCTTTTATGCCTGTAGCTTGTAGCCTTGGATATGTATTTGAAAGTCCTCTTGAAGAGGTCTCCGTTCTTTCTTTCAAAATGCTGAAATCTTAATTCATCTTCCAGGCTTGAAGCCACTCGCATGGCGCATTGAGTAAACGTACAGACCCTTGAGATGCCATCCAGTATGTTCTTCAGAATAATGAAGGCTGACTTCTCTGGGTCTATTTTTGAGAGTTTTTCATGTGCTATAGGTATTCTGCCTTTTTTACCTGTATATTGCTTTAAATACCTCTCTATGCTTTCTTTAAGCTCTTCTAGCTTCGTCTTATGCAGGAGCATCCCATATTGAGTCTTTGACTCCTGAGCTTTCTCTACTGCCTTGTCTACATTCTTATGAAAACGAGCAACTCCATTGCCCCTCATAAGTTTTTCTATTTCAAATTCTTCTATAATAGCTTCAATAGTATCCATCTTAATCTCCTATGTTCGAGACTTGTTGCAACAAATCTGCAACACATGTTGCAGAATGCGATCTGCAACAGGAACTTATGCCATATTGGCATAAGGTCTCAGTTTATGATTTGATAGGAAATTTAAAGAGGATTTCTTTTAATTTTTACAGTATTTGCCTAGTGTGCATTGGTATCTTAGACTACCTAAACCATGCGCAATAGACACATCCCTTCCCACCAAATTCATAATTTCGCGTATATGTTGGGAAAGTTGGTATGTAAAGCAAGAAAAAAACCAAGGTATTGGTGCGCTTGGAGAGACTCGAACTCTCAAACCTTGCGGTACTAGATCCTAAATCTAGCGCGTATGCCAATTCCGCCACAAGCGCATTGCAATTAAATGATGCATCAAATGCAACATCCGCAACAGGTTTGCAACAATTTTTTTCAAGAAATCCTCTTATCAATGCGAATAGTGCAAGATGATGTGTGTTTATCAAATCTTTTGTTGGTCTAATCATCTTACATATTCTTTTCATTTGTAACCGCTACGCGTTCTTATTTGTAGCAGTTATAGGTACTACGTTTTCGTCTGCATAATCAGCACCTTGTGCAAGTGCTTCAGCGCAAACATTTAAATGAGATGGTGCAAGGTGCAAATAACCCAATGTAGTTTCCCATTGAGAATGCCCCATGAACTGCATAACTATAGGTAAGTTAACACCTCGTTGCACCAGTCTTGAGCAAGCTGTATGCCTGCAGATATATGGGCAATGGTCTTTGCTATCTGCCCATCCCATTTCAGCTCTAATGGTATCCCAGTAATGTCTTACTGAGTCCTTAGTTAGCCAATGCCACACGCGATTGTTTTTCGCGTCAGCAACTCTTTTTTTCAAAATGTTTTTAACTCTTGGTGTCATAGGTACACTTCTAGGCTCACCAGTTTTAGTTTCCCAAAACAAAACAGAGTCCATTTCATTTTTCTTTTTCGCAAATTGAACATCTGATGCTGGTAAGTACATACCTTCACCATAAGTTCTTGCGCCACTATCAATTAAGAAAATAACAAAGTCATGGAACATCTTCCATTTGCCATTTTTCTCTTCGAGTGCGTGTACTAGAATGCGATCTAAAAATTCGCGTTCTTCTTCAGTAGTAAGAAAAGCCTTTCTTCTTTTCTGGTTTTTACTTAGCTTTGATAAAAGTTTTTTAAAGCTAGGTTTCTTATGTAACTTTCCATACTCAACTGCAGTAGCCAGCATCTTTGATACACAATTTAATTTTTTATCAATAGTTACTGGAGCATTAGAAGTGGTAGTCTCAAGATGTCTCTTATAATCTTTGAGTCTCTCACCAGTTATGTCAATTACTTTGCATTTCTCTCCAAAGAATTTAATCCCATAACCTGCATTAAGTACCGCCCACTTTTCTGAAGGTTTATTTTTCCAATAATCTTCAAAAGTAGCATTAAATGCTTCAAGCAAAGTCCATGTACCTTTTGCTAATTCTCTTTCAAGACTAGCT